AAAACAACAGAGCACCATGCCCGAGAGATACAAAGGTTGGTGGATAAGTGGGACATTGATTATATTTATATCGACTCTGCTGCTCAGCAAACTCGATTTGACTTTGCACAAAACTATGACCTCAGTACTATCAACGCTAAAAAATCCGTACTTGATGGAATTGCACATGTAGCTGCTATAGTTGATAATGACAGTCTTCTTGTAAACCAGAAATGTTTAGAAAGTATGTCCGCATTAGACCAGTATCAATGGGATCCTAACCCGAATCTGGCTCGAGAAAAGCCTCGACACAATAGAGCATCGCACATGGCGGACGCTTTACGGTACGCATTATACTCATTTGAAACAAGCAACAGCGGGTTTTAATGACACCTAGTCAAAAATAGTATTTGACATAACACCTCAAATTAGATATACTTTCGGTAATACAAAATGGATTTGAAAAGAGATATAGTAAAATACATAAGAGATAAAGCAAAGAATAAGTATGAAAAAGGCACTCAGTGTTATATTTGTGGAGAAACTTCTCAATTAGATTTTCATCATTTTCACACCTTAAGTCCCTTAGTACATACTTACGTTAGAAGAAACAGGTTGCTGCCTGAGAACGTTTTATCTTTTAGAGACGAATTTATAGAGAAGCACTGGGCCGAACTATACGAACATACAGTCACCCTGTGTCATGCGCATCATTTGCAGTTACATAAAGTTTACGGCAGGAACCCAGGATTAGGCACTGCGAAAAAGCAGGAAAATTGGGTAGAGATTCAAAGAGAAAAACATGGCATGGTATGATACATTTATAGGACGTAAGCCAGAAGATTTAGACGAAAAGCTAAATCCTGCACAGTCATACTACGACCATAAAACGGACTCTTCAAGAGAGTTTACGTTCAAATATGAAAGAGCGTATGAAGATCTAGAAGTAGTAAACAGAGGTGTAAACCTTATTGTAGATGATGCAGCGGAAATACCAACTGCTGTTGGACCCCAGATTCAAAACTTAGCGAGCGTAATAAAAGGAATTAAGAGATCGCGAGTCTCCTTACTTCTGAATAAAGAACCAAACCCGTTCCAAGATATTAGTACGTTTAGGCGTAATCTTATTACGGACTTCTTGCTGGATGGTAACATTTTTGTTTACTTTGATGGAGTGCATTTATATCACTTACCATCAAGCAAGATGGTTATACACGCTAGTGATTCTACTTATATTGAGAAGTTTACCTTTAATGAAAGAATTGATTACAGACCTAGTGAAATTATACATATCAAAGACAACTCTTTCTATTCTATCTATAGGGGAGTATCCAGACTAAAACCTGCTCTTCGTACAATGATTCTCATGAAAAGAATGAGGGATTTTCAAGATAACTTTTTTAAGAACGGAGCCGTTCCAGGATTAGTACTCAAGAGCCCAAATACTTTATCAGAGAAAATTAAAGAAAGGATGTTACAATCCTGGAGCATTCGTTACAAACCAGATGCAGGCGGAAGAAGACCTCTTATCCTAGATGGTGGAATAGAGATTGATTCTTTTGCAAACGTGAACTTTAAAGAACTAGATTTCCAGAGTGCCATTTCAGAAAATGAAAAGATTATACTAAAAGCACTTGGCATACCCCCTATTATGTTGGACTCCGGAAACAATGCAAATATTCGCCCAAATATGCGAATGTACTACTTAGAAACTGTCTTACCTATTGTTCGTAAGATGAACTTTGCATTTGAAAGGTTCTTTGGGTTTGAACTAAAAGAAGATGTTACAGATATTCCCGCGCTTCAGCCGGAGTTAAGAGATCAATCACAGTATTATACTTCATTAGTAAATGCTGGGGTTATCACTCCAAATGAAGCCAGGGACCATTTAGGGTTTGACGCAGTAGAAGGTTATGATGATCTTCGAGTACCAGCAAACATTGCAGGTAGCGCAGCAAATCCAGATGAAGGCGGTAGACCAGTAGAAGGAGATGACACCGATGGCTAGATTACGAGTAAGAAACCAAATTTTAGAAGAGATTGGAATGTTCATGCTTGAAAAAGGAAAAGTTCTTGAAAAGCATGATTATGACCAGTTTGGAAACGAGGTTCCTATTCGTTCAGGGATGGCCCTCAATCATTTTGGCAGTTGGTCAAGATTACTTCAAACACTTGAAGGAAGTCTCCCAGCGATATGGGCAGAAATTAAGAAGGCGGAGAATCCTCCCCCTCCTAAGCCAAAGCCTACTCCCAAAGCTGCTCCTAAGCCAAAGCCTGCTCCAGCAGTAAAGAGCACAGACGAGAAGTAATATGGATAAAATTTTTAATTTAACGTCTACTTTTAAGACACACTCTATAGATGACGGATCAGTGATGATTCGCGGTATGGCAAGTACCGCTGATTTTGATCGTGCAGGAGATTCTATCTCCAGTGAAGCATGGGCAAAAGGCGGCTTGAAAAACTTTGAAAAGAATCCAATTATTCTTTTCAATCACGATTATGATCGACCAATTGGTCGAGCTACAGGCCTCAAAATAACAGAGAATGGCCTGGAGTTAGAAGCAAAGATTAGCAAGTCTGCACCTGCTAATGTTTGTGAACTAGTTAAAGAAGGTATCCTTGGGGCTTTCTCTGTTGGTTTCCGAGTCAAGGATGCTGATTATATCACGGAAACCGACGGACTAAAGATTAAGGACGCTGAGTTGTTTGAGGTATCGGTTGTTTCCGTTCCCTGCAATCAAGCAGCCACTTTCTCTCTGGCGAAGTCTTTTGACTCGATATCTGAGTACGAAGAATTCAAAAAAACTTTCATTAATAGTGTCGAACTAGCCGAGCCGTCTCTGGCTAAGGATGAAAAATCATTACTAGCTAGTGACGCACCGGATGGGGCTAATGCCCAAAAGGAGACTAATATGTCGGAAGGAATTAATACTCCCGAAGTCGACTTGGAAGCTTTTGCTAAGAAGGTAGCAGAGGAAACTGCTGCAAAGATTGCAATGAAGCAAGCCGAGCAAAAAGCAGCTGAAGTTAAAGCTGTACAAGAAGCCGAAGAAAAAGCCGCTGCAGACGCAGAAGCTAAAACTCTTCAAGCTGAAGAAGTTAAGTCAGCAATTAGAACTGGCGTAGAGTCAGGAGCTGAGAAGCTTCTTAGCGATATGCAAGAAAAACTTTCTGCGAAAGATGCAGATATGAGTAAAATTCTTGCTCAATACAAGAAAGATCTTGAAGAGAAGTCTGAAGAAATTCAGAAGATGCGTGATTCTAAGCGAGTATTCGCTGATCGTGCTGAAAAATCTGACGTCAGCAAGTGGGGCAAGGATTTCCTAAATGCGCATATGTTGGGTGTTATGACTCAAAAGGGTTGGAATACTGACTTTGCACAGGATCTTCAACAAAAAGCAGGTATCGACTATGCAACTAATGCTGGCGATATTGACCAAGAAGTTTCTCGTTTGATCGAGAAAGAAATCATGAATGAGCTGAAAGTAGCTCGTTTATTCCGCGAAATCCCTGTAAACGGTAAGTCTACAGTTCTTCCTATCCAGGTAGATGTGGATCCAGCAGCTTGGGCAACTAACGCAACTGGCGGAAACTTGGAAAATCGTGGCGCAACAAACGCTACTTACCAGCCTAAGCAAGTTATCTTGAATGCTTATCGTTTGATCTCAAGCACGTTCATGGATAATGAAGTTGATGAGCAAACTCTTATTAACTTGATGCCTATGTTGGTTGAAGGTGTAGCACGCTCACACGGTCGTGCAGTAGAATCCGCTTTCCTTTTAGGTAACGGTACTATTTCGGGTCTTGACGGACACGGTTCAGCTTCTGCTATTACTCACGATATCTCTGGTAACGGAGCTTCGGGTACTTCTTTCAACACCATGACTGGTGCTGACTTGTTGAATGCTCGTAAGGAAATGGGTAAGTATGGTTTGAATCCTTCCGATGTTACTTTCATCGTAAGTCAAAACATGTACTATGACTTGTTAAGCGATTCAGCTTTCCAAAGCTTAGATGAAGTTGGTACTGAGCTAGCTATCAAAGTTACAGGTACTGTTGGAGCCGTCTTCGGTTCTCCAGTAATTGTTTCTGAAGAGTTTGCAGCAGAAGGCGCTGGTGTACCAGTAGCATTCGCAGTATACGCACGAAACTACGTAGCTCCACGACTCCGCGGTGTAACCGTCGAGCAGGACTATGAAGTGATGAATCAGCGTCGTGTTATCGTTGCAACCCAATCTTTGGGCT